TTCGCTCTCCGCCCAGAGGAGCACCAGCCTTCCGGCACGTGCAACTTCTCCCGCATTGACAAGGCGACGCTCCAGCTTACGGTCTCTGTTAACACGGTCGTTGGTGCAAACACTGCTCAGGTTCGTGTCTACGCGCTCAACTACAACGTCCTCCGTGTCATGTCTGGCATGGGTGGTCTCGCGTACTCCAACTAAGAATTTTCAATTCAAACTCAACATACAAAAAACACAATTGAGTTCTGAATCCAGATTTCAATTGTGGCAATTAAACAAATGCCTCGCATAGGATACACCCAAAACGAGGAGGAAAAATATATTGTTGAAAGTTTATCATCTATTCAAAATGGGCGTTTTTTAGATATCGGAGCCCATGATGGAATTACATTTAGCAGTACTAGAAAATTATATGATGATGGTTGGTCCGGAATTTATGTAGAACCTTCGCCGGACGTGTTACCAAGTTTATATAAGAATGCTGGTTCTAATTGTACAGTATTACCAGTAGCAATTGGAACTTCAAATGGAACGATGGATTTTTATTCGTCTGGTGTTGATATGGTTGGTTCATTGTCCTCATCTCATGTGAAATTATGGGAAAGTTGTGTTAAATTTGAGAAAACAGTTGTAGATGTTATTACTGTGGATGAATTAGAAAAACAAATTGGAAGTCAATTTGATTTTATTGGAATTGATGTAGAAGGAATTAATCTTGATGTATTCAATCAATTTGATTGGAATAAGTGGAATCCAAAGTGCGTATGTGTAGAATATGAATCTCATAAAGATTACATGACAGATATTATGAATAAGGCAGGATATGAATTGATTTATACTTCCTCTGAAAATTTGGTATTTTTTAAATAATTTACATATTTAAGTTTCCAGAGAATGTATTATATTTGTTATTTTTTAAATATATTCCAATAATATTCTATGATTATTTAACATTTAATTATAGTATAGCTTTATTAATGACGAATTCTTAAAAGTTTAAATAGGGATGAAGTGCGTGTTACTGGAAGTGGTATTTCTGGTTTTGGTATTTCTGGTTTTGGTATTTCTGGTTTTGGTATTTCTGGTTTGGGTATATTATTGACATATAAATAAATATACTGTAACTTATTATGGAAATATTCGGTTTTTAGAAGGCCAGACTGTTGAAGTTTTTTGGAAAAATCATGATCCTCCCCAAAATTTTTATCTGCAAATCCAATTTTTCGCATAATTGATGTTTTAATTGGGTTTAAATGATTGGGATTACGATAATATGCATTATTATCTTCAAACCAATAATCATATTTTAAAGAATGATAGAATGGTCTATTTATAATTCCATTTGTATACATGATACCATTTAATGAAATACAATCATATATTAAATTAGATTCTTCAATAACTGTAAAATAATCATCGGTTATTTTATCATCATCATCAATAAAACAAGAATAAGTTCCAAACGAATTTTCAAGTAATATATTGCGTTTTTTTCCAATTGATATATTTTTGTCATTATTAAAAATAACTTCTATTGCAAGATTACTTTTTTGTTTTAGCTTTGCAATACGATTTATTAGATCTACAAACATATGAGTTCTAGACGGTATTGTGCAGATCAATACACTTACATCAAATATATTATTTTTTCTTGAGTAATATAGCAGTCTATCAACATCATTTAACGACTCATTTATTTCATACAATTTATCAGGAGTATCCCCATTATTTGCAGGATGTTCATGCTTAATAATAATATCATTACAGTATATTTGTCTTCCGAACCGATTTGCTACATCTGTGAACTCGTTATCACACCATAAAGACTTATACTCGGGGTAATAAATGTAACCAAATCGTTGATAATAATTAGAACCAATTATTGGTAACGTATTTAATTTATATTCGACATATCCATCATTAAAAAATATAACTCCACTTTTATCTGGGAAATGCTCTGACATTTTTGATCGAATTATAACATCGTAACCTTTAACAACTGGAATCATATCGTCTGACGCTAGCAAGAGAATATCAAATGTCGAGGGATCTGGAATATCTCGGTTTATAGCTGCGATTTTACCAAGTGGTTCTCCAACAACAACAGTTATACATGAATGAAACTTAAAAACATCATACATATGTACGTCATCGTCACTGTCAACTGAAACAATAATTTGTAAATTATCGGTCGATGAAGCCATATTTATGTATTTTTTTAATGTATCGAGGGCTTTATAGTGTCGACTGCGCGTCGGAAACTTAATAAGTATTCTTGACATTATTAATAGATGTGGGAATTTATAGACAAAATTATTTACATTAATTTGGATCATCGTACCGATAGGCGCGATTTGATTGAAAAGTTTTTTCAAGAGGGTAATATGTCATCTGATAAAATTATTCGATTCTCGGCTATAAAAAAAGATAAAGCAGAAACAGGTATTCTCGAAAGTCACACACAAGTTCTTCGTATGGCAAAAAAAGAGGGGTGGAAAAATGTTCTAATTCTCGAAGATGACTTACAGTGGATTAATTTAGAATCGGGACACCAACAACTGGCTGAACTTGTTTCTAAGCCGAAGTGGGACGTTATAATGCTATGTGGTTGGTATAAAGAATACAAGTTTCCACGAATATATGATTCTTTAAACTGTGGAGCTTACTTAGTAAACGGTCAATATTATGATACGCTATTAGCTAATCGCGAATGGGCGTTAAGAAATATCAGCAAACCTCGTAACATATTTTCGAGGATTTCATCATACTCGGCAGATGTATCGTGGAAATTTCCAATGAAGACCGATGTATGGTATGGGTTATATCCATGCATTTGCTCACAAATAGATGACTATAGTGATAATAGTGAAAAAATTATTAAAGCAAGTTTAGCAGTAGGAATATTTGATCGCGAAGTTAAAAACTCTATATGGAATAAATGAGTAAGAAGACTGTAAAAGTTGGATCTCGTGCAAAAGTCATGCATGGCGGCGCCGAAAGAACAGTTGGCGGTCTTACAAGAAGTGATCTGACATACAACGCGGGGGGTCGTATTGTTTCAAAAAAGAAGAGTCAAACCATGAAGCGTAAAATGCATTCTTAATGTAAAATTTACGTAAAGGTTTTAAACACAAAGAATTAATCACACTAAATGGCGTATATCGTAGAGGCCAAGACAGTTCAAACTGGGGCTATACGAACGCTGAAGGAGGCTCTAAAATGCATTCTTGTCGAGATGAGCCTAATTTTCGACAAAGATGGAATCCGCATGGTAGCCATGGATAATACACGCACAGTTCTGGTGCATCTTCGCCTTCATGCCGAAAAGTTTGAGAAGTTCGCATATAATCACGAGAATCCTAAATTTATCATTGGCGTGAATACCGACCATCTTTATCGTATCGTTCGCACGGCGACAAACGACGACACTATCACTTTTTACGTTGACAAGGATGATTCAAATACGCTGGGTATCCTGCTTGAAGATGGAGAGAAGAAGCAGGTGACACGCTACAAGCTGAACCTTCTTGATCGTGACGAGCCTGATATCCAGCTACCCGAGACAGAGTTCTCTACCCACATCACTATGCCATCAATGGACTTCCAGAAGATTTGTCGCGATATGACACTGCTTGGCGCTAAGACTGTCGATATCAAGAATGTAGGTTCATCACTTACTTTCGGATGTAAGGGACACTTTGCGTCTCGTACGACAGTAATGGGTGACTCTGAGAACGAGTTTAGTATCAACAAGAAATCAGATGAGATCGTAACAGGTAATTTTTCACTACCTCATCTTGTGCTTTTTACAAAGTGTACCAATCTTTGCAATAACTTAGAAATTCATATGAAGAATGATTGGTTCCTTATGATTCGGTATGTAGTAGCAAACCTAGGTGAGATTAAGCTGTGCCTCATGCCATGCTCTACCTAATCTTTCCATTTAAGATATATTTTTAATAGCAGGGTGATTGTTGTGGCTACTATAATTGGCGGTATATGCATATTACCGTCTTCATAATCCTCAACGTTTGTTCCGAATAAATGATCCATAAAATCTGGTCCATAATGCACATTCACGTTTGCATGATGCGTCTGATGAATCTTGTTAGAACCTAAAATTGAGTAGTTAAATATGTGTCCTATCGTTAGGGTAAGAGAAGCCAATATCACTATGCTTGGAGATATGAGCCACCAGTCTAGACAATACTGAACTAGCAATGGGATTCCACAGAAGCATAACATTTCAAACGAAAAATCAATTGCTAGTTCTAACCATCTAGGAATTGGATATAATTTATCGTGATGAACTTGCACATGCAAATTAATCGTGTATTCTGGAAATTGATGTAATATGCGATGAAAGAAGTAATAATGACAATACATTAGTGACAATTCCATGGGAATCGTATATACTGATAATTTTTCAGGTTGTGTGAGAAGAGCACTAAAATACCATGGAAGAATCCCAATGGCAGAATATAACTTTACCCAACTAGGTAATTCCATGTTAATACATCATAATAAAAATACGTAATTTTACACTTATAAAATTCTCACTACATCATATGTTATCGCTAGTTTTATTCGCGTGTTTAGGCATTCTATACTTTGCTATTTTTAGCCCATATATCTATTCTTGCATAACATGGAATTATTCGTTAGCATTATTCAGTGCTCTTTCATTCTATACGAATGGAGTAGTTTTTCTTGTGCTATTAGCTATTTATATGTTGTTACCAACTGAAACAGTTGATTATTTATTTAAAAATTTAATAGGATTATTTCGAAATGCTTTTGGTGCTTTAATCGAGCAAACTGAACGAAATATTAGAGATACTTTTAAAATTCATATCTTATATCCAATTCCCGAACGTTCTATTAATATTTGGCACCCACATGGAATGTCTGGTATAACTCCAGTTATTCACAACGGTTATCGTATTACCGATCCTGCATACTCACCAACTAAGGGAGTAGTTCATTCATTCTTTTTCAGACTTCCAATCGTAAAAGACATTATTAGAAACTTAAATGCGATTCCATCAGATTATAGTAGCATTAAAAGAACCCTTCAAACTGATTCAGTATCTATAGCATTAGGAGGTGTCAAAGAGATGGAGATTTTTGAAGATAATACGATAGAAGTATCCGTAAAGTCAAGAAAGGGTATATTCAAAATTGCTCTAGAAACTGGAACCCCAATTGTTCCTGCGATTACATACGGAGAAAATGAAATATTCCCAAGACCACGCAACTCATTCTTAGATTTTGTGAATGATATGATCTACAAAGTATTCACAGTTCGTATGCCATTTCCAAGTATAACATCTTTACAGAACTGGCAAAAAATCTCAAAGCATCCCTTAGAGCAGGTGCATTCATATACTGGCAGACCAATCCGTGTGAAGAAGATTGAATTTCCCACAGAAAAACATATTGCCGCTCTTCGCAGAATATACATCAAACGCATTAAGGAATTATTTAATAAAACCAATCATGGCAATTTTAAGTTAAATATTATTTAGGACGAGCTTTGTGAGCTGTATAAGTAACATCGTCACCAACCTTAAACCCAGACATCTCGGGATTTAAATAAGAATTTTCCGATACGGTGGTAGTTGTATTCCAAACCTTAATAATTGAAGCAGGACCCTTTGGTGAGATAGTAATACCAACGAGAGTTTCCTTGCGATGAATGAGGAAACTGTCAGTAACACAATTTACCATTAAATCAATAAATGTAGAGTGTGCACTTGCCGCTTCAATCTTCTTCGACCATGCGCCACCAGCCTCGTTCTCGGGCGCATCCCAGAGAGGCTTAAAACCATGGCGCATGAAGAAGAACATACCCGACTCCCAGGCCTCTTTTGAGATTGCGTCTACGATTGTCCAGAATTGCTGAGGAGTCACAATGTCTGCGACTTTGACATAACTTTCTAGGGAATAATCCCGGTTGTCTGGATCATGATACCACAGAATCCAAGAGTATTGGAATTTTGTGGTCTCTACTTCTGATCCCATTTGTAATACTAATACGATTGTTTGATGTATATATGAAACGGATTCGTTTTTGGCTTACTTGAAAGAATGGTAACTATTACAAATGAGCCTCACCATTTCCCAAGTGTACTCGGTTCGTTTTGGAATCCGACTCCCACTTCCAAGAGGTGTTCAAGATAATATCGCAAAGTTACGAATCACTCCAGTTACATACAAGCCATTTCGTCCGGCATCGAAGGCCACCTTTCGCCCTCGACATGAGCCCATCCTAGATAACTGGCGCATCAAGTCACTCACATCTTACGTTAGTAAGATTAAGGACAAGGCTGACCCAGATTATTCTGAGATTATGGGAATCTTTAATAAGCTATCACTTCAGAAGATAGATCCTCTAACTAACGAGGCTATTGCTATTATGTCAAAGCGTGACGCAGAGTTTCGCCTGCGTATCTCAGCTCTGCTTTTCAACAAGGCGATTACTGAGAGCATGTTTGCTTCTTTGATGGCTGATTGCGCTGTAAAGCTTGTATTAGCAAACCCAGATGTCCGCGAAGACCTACTTACTCAGCTTGATATGTTCCCTAAGCTTTACGACACAAATGACACGCTGGTGTATCCTACTTCCACTGAGGTGGGATATGATGATAAGGTTGTCTTGTGGATGATGCAGAAGAATAAGCGCCGTGGTTATGCTAAGTTTGTGACCCAGCTATTCGTCCGCGATCTCGTTGGCGAGGAGTTTATGTCGAAGACTATTCATTCTGTAATTTCTGATCTTCAGGAGAGCGCTGTTCAGCTTAAGACGGAACAGACAGAGGAAAATACGACACAGTATGTTGATTTCTTATTTGAAAGCGCGAAGGTACTTCCCAAGACTGCAAGAACACTAAATGCTCGTATTAAGGAAGACCTCTTAGCTCTTATGAAAATCCCCAGACCCGAACTCCCCAGTCTATGTATGCGTTCTCGATTTCGGATCGAGGACATCCTCAAATGCGTTCAGTAATAACAATATCAAACACTCTGTAAAAATAAATGGCACTTCCGTCTGCTAGTGTTCTCCTTCGGGCTGCTCAGCTAGCACTTGAGAATGATAAGCCAATCTATCTTGACTATTTTTCCGATAGCGTTGAGAAGAAGTGCTGTATCGGTGTCCAGTCAGATAACACGAAGAATCTTGTGAAGTCTGAGAATGAGTACACATCAACGATAGAGACGGTTTTTAAGTGTGAGAACTGCTACATCGTCTCTACTGAGAATAGCTTATACATTGTATCGGCTGAAGTTCCAATCAAGAAGATTCTTTCATCTACACAGTCCTAAAATAACTAAGACAATGTTAGCATATCCACCACCACATTATATACTTTTTGAACCTCTCAATGATGTAGAGACTCAGAAGGTATGGAAAGATTATAAAATACAGCACACCGATATGTGTGAATTTTCGGAGATTGACGCAGCTGAAATTAATTCAGTTGATACATTTGCTCCTTGGTTCTATAACTGGATTTCACAGGTAGCCGTAAAACAAGCTAATCGTATCCGTATATTAATGGTTTATCACGCCGAGTTTTTAACATTTTCGTGTCAGCAAATGATTCGTCGTTCTCTCGAAGAGCGTTCATTTAAATGTAGAGTTTGGTTTCATGTCGAAGACCCATCTACACTACAAGGTGCTATTCAGAGTCGATGTATTGTAAAACGAATGAAAACTTCTATAAATACTCCGAAGATTAGACAACTATGAAGGTTGAAGTCTTCACAGATGGCGCATGTTCAAAAAATGGTCAAGTAAACGCACGCGCGTCATGGGCATTTTACTTCCCAGAACATAAGGCACTATCTGACGCACAACGAGTTCCTGACGAAGAAACCCAGACAAATCAGCGCGGAGAACTAATGGCAATTTTAGAGGCGGTGAAGAAGGCAGAATCCTCATTCCCATTGCGTGAGACTGAGCTTAAGATCTTTACCGATTCAATGTACTGTAAGAACTGTTTGACGGCGTGGCTTCCAAATTGGGCTAGAAATAATTGGAAGACGTCGCAAGGTTGTGATGTTATCCATCGCGATTTAATTGAAGATGCGGCCAATCGTCTTTCACGGTTCAAGTCATTTAATATAACACACGTCAAAGCACATACAGGTAAAGATGATGAACAAAGCCGCAATAATAAAATCGTAGATCATATGGCTACCGAAGTTTTGAATCCAGAAGTCAAGGCTATAACAACGAATACGGCAGAAGTTGTCCCTAGTTTTCCATTAAAGCTTATGGGTCCGCCAGTTTATGAAAGCGATGTGATAAAGTGGTGTCGTGAAAATCTAGACAAGATGGACCAAGATGCTGTGAATGTAGCACTTGTGTCTGCTTTAGTTAAAACTGCTAAGAAGAAGGGATATACAGTTGTAAAGCAGAGACTACATAGGAGTGTTTTATATCGTCTTAAAACGGATAGTGGTTTAATTAAGGAAGACACAGTTATAGTAAAAGAAGAATGAGTATTACTGCCTATCATTTCTGGTCGCCAACTTGTGCCCCGTGTCGGGCAATCAAGTCTTCAGTCGACGAACTAAAGGAAGAGTTTTCAAGTGTTAATTGGGTATCCGTAAATACTCAGGATGACCCTGCTTCATTTGCGGCTACTTATAATGTTCGAGTTGTTCCAACAATTGTTGTTGTGGTTCATGATGATGGGCGGGATGTTTCTGTAGAGTCACACGCTGGAACTTCTATTATGGGTTATTATAGAATTCTTCGGAATGCTCTTAAGAAGCTATCGTCGATGTAATTAGTTCGCCATCCTTGTATGCCTCACATACGAATTGGTCATTTGGGTCCGTAGGGGACGATTTTTCGCCTTGAAACTGTCCTACAGGGATTTCTTCTGAATCAGCGCCAACACAATTTCCTTCAGGTGACAAATGTGTACCTACAGGACATACCTTATTAGTATTTGTATTCATTGAAAACTTTACTTTAGCGTTGGGTAACCCTCCACCTCCACCTCCGCCTCCACCTCCTCCACTTACAGGAATTGCTTTAGAAATGGCCTTTGCTATTCCGTAAAATGAGCTTCCAAACACCATACCCATAATTAGTCCAATTAGGACCGCCCATTTTCCATATGTGTATCCTGTTAAACACCCGTTTCCATATAATGTAATAGTCTGAGCTACAAATATACAAACTGTTATTGCACTAAGCGCTATTGTGTGACTTGCCTGTTCAGTGTCCCACATCTCGGTAAGAAGAAAGAACAGAACTGTCATAGAAAGAACAATACCCTGCGGTGCAAGGGTATTCTCTAGCCATCCAAATTCTTGAGAAGTGCATAGAATAACACCGCCACGTTGTCCTCCAAACATATCAAATGGGTTTTCTGGCTCATCAAATGGATTGGGGGCTGCAGGCGCCGGGGGTGTTGTTGGAGTATATCTAAGCATGGTAATTTTGTGGCTTATCCATTCAAATAATGGCCCACTTGCCTTATTTAATAACATTCCAAGCATTCCAGCAATACCACTAGCAGAATAATGAAACTGACCGAGTATAGCGTCAGCTATAAATCCAAATATAACTAGAGAATTTGGTATATAAATAATTAATCTAGATAATGCATCCAGTATAAATCCAAAATTTGGACTAACAGCTGGAGGTCCAATTGGAGTAGTGCCCCGAACTAGTGACATAGTGTAAGCTAGCGCTCCCGAAGCGAACAGTCCCCATATTCCAAGCAGAATTAAAACAATAGTAACAGTATTCATTGCTTATTCTCACGATACAAAATCATGACAAACTACAAATGAGTATATATGGCTCAAGTGCGACTTGGACCGACCAATGTATGAATTCTGGTCAAAGTCCAATTAACCTTTCACAGACCGCATCTAAGCCATGCGACCAGCTTTGCGAACTAGTATTTGACGATGCATACATCCAGCAAGCAAATGTAATCGTTTCAGATGAAGGCCTTATCTTGCAGAATAATGCTGGTCTAGGGTCGTGTAAGTTTAACGGTGACTCGTATAACTGTCAGACGATTGTAGTTACTCACCCAGCTCACCACACGATTGAAAATATCCAAGCCGACGCTGAAGTTGTAGCCATATTTAGCAGTCCAACTGCTGGTATGCTGTGTGTGAGTTCTTTAGTTAGAGTCAATCCTACTCAGACTGGAGCAAGTCATTTTTTCAATGCATTTGTTCCTTATGCCAACCCAAGTGTGCCTTATACATCAATTTCACTTGGAGAGCAGTGGGGTCTATTTATGATGGTTCCTCCATCAGGAGCTTATTACTACTATGAAGGTTCACTGATCGTCCCTCCTTGCCAGGCTACCAAGTGGGTTGTTTTTAAGGCGATGATTAATATTGATTCTGGAGATTTTGCCCTTCTCGCGAAGAATGTAATTCCAGGTTCAAGACCAATTCAAGCTCTGGGTGATCGTCAAGTTTATTTTAACGATCAAGACCAGCTTGTTGGCGGTCCTATGCCACATGATGGTAAGACTTACATGAGATGCAAGCGTTCTGGTAAAAAATCAGATGTAAAAGCAGTAGAAGCTGCGCCACTCGGTAATACAAAGTCAGATGCCGATAAAAAGAAAAAGTGGTGGATTCAGGAAGCTGTTGAATTTCAGATAGCAGAGAATGGGTTTCTTGCTCTTGTTGATGTAGTCCTTCTTCTATTAGCGATTGGAGGTGGGATCTATCTTGGCAGAGAAACAGCTAATGGACCAAATGGTATGTATTTAATATCCGGAGCAAACTGGCTAGGAAGTTATCTCCGCTCATTTTTTGGTAGTGCTAGAGACGGTGCTAGCTCTTACTATGATAAAGCTAGAGAAGCACTAACGAAAAAGAAGCCTGTGGCGTATTCTTCATCTACGCCTGCTCTTTAACCGCGACGCTCGTCCCAGACCGTCTCGTGCGCGGCCGGACCGTCGTTCCATACACTGTCCTGTGCGGTCTCGTCGATCTCGGGGTAGAGAATGTCAAGGTCCACCTCCTTCTTCTTGTGGAACTTCCGGTTCTCAACGTAGGTCCACTCCTGCTTCACCTCGGGCTTCGTCTCAACCTTCTCCTCCTCGTCGACAAAGCGACGGACATTGTTGAAGCGCGGAAGCACGAAGTCCACCTCCCGCTCTGCCTCCTTCTCTGCCATCAACTTCTTGTCCTTCTCCTCCTTGTTCCAATCATCTGCAAGTTCCGCGAAACTGCGGCCCTTCCAGGCTGACTTTGATGCATTTGAGCCGCCTAGCTGGGGAAACTCCGACTCGACTGGCTTGAAATTAATTACCTCCTTGGGCTTGGTGTTGCGCGGGGCGGGCGGGACGTAAGGCATCTTGTATTGTGTTGAAGTATAAAAATATGGTTGGAATAAATCCATTTTCAACGAATGAAAACGAAAAGTATTAACATAACATCCAGATCTATCAAAATGGTGAACGGAGTTGTCATCTCAGCAAGCGGAACAATCTCCGATATTCAAGTGCCCTCAAAGACTCCTGATGTTCTTGAATGGATCCGCAAGAAGTATAAGAATCCCGAAATTCAATTTCAGGGAAAGATTCAAGACCCTCTGAAGCCAGAGCAATGGCTGTCAATCTTTGCTACAGTAGTCGGTAACGAGGAACATTGCAGCCTACATCTACTACCACCACCATTTGACGAGGAAACATATTTTGGTTCAATTGTAATTCTTGCCACTGAGCTAGAACAGCAGGATGAGTACGAGCTTCCTATTTCATCGTATGTTAGTCTGAAATCTGATCACTATGAGACAGTATATCACGAATGGACATTTGCCGAGGAAGAGGAGGTAGAGGATGAACCCCCAGTTGAAGATGGCGACGATGTAGTAGTCGAAGATGAAGAGGAAGAGGAAGACGAAGCGCCTGTTCGCGAAGTTTACGTAGCAAGACCAGCTCAGACAGCATCCGAGAATGTATTTGTTGCCTCTCCTATTCGCGACAAGGTTATTGAAAACTATAGCGAACTCATGGATCTTGAGCTAGCAAAACAGCTGGAAGAATCTATCCTACACGTTGTTGCAGATCAGGGTATTAAGGAGAACATTGATCTAGACTGGACGAACCGAATTTTCTGGAACATGTATCGCAGCAGGTGTATCTCTCTGTATGAGAACTTGAGAGGGAAGGATTCTTATGTTGGAAATACTGAGAATTGGCTTGCGAAGCTAAAGACTGGCGAGATTAGCCCTCGTGGATTCGCAGAGCTTACTGCGGTTGATCTGTGCCCATCTCGTTGGAAGGCTTCTATTGAAAAAATTATTGAGTCTGATAAACGGCTGTATTCTAAGAATGAGAACGCAGCGATCTTCATGTGGTGTTCAAATTGCAAGAAGAAGACTAAGTGTGATTACTATCAGATGCAGACACGTTCAGCGGATGAACCGATGACAACCTTTGTGAACTGCCTAGAATGTGATCGTCGGTGGAAATTTTAGGTGGGTCGCGTAATAATAAAGGAGTGGCAGATTCTAAAGAATAAACATGGATAGGATCCAACCCATTCGTAATCTCTGGTTTTTTGACATTAGGCGTAGTCTTGCCGAATTTTTGTTTGAACGCGTCGATGACTGTATCTGGAATTTGAGGGCTTGTCTCCTGTAGTCTATCACACTGGTCGCGAACTACTTTTAACATATCTCGAGCAGCCATACGTTCTGTTCTTGGAAGTGCTAATTCGATAAGAATAAACCTATATATTTTTTGATAAGTTATTGCAGAAATACGGTGGGACTCCGAACGCTTAGACCATCCAAAAAAGCTTGAAATTGTATTTAAAACTCCAACCGATAAACTTACCACCCCTATGCATATATTCGCATAACCAGCACCTCCGAATAACGTTTGGGAACCAATTGATGCCGACCCTGCTATAGTTGACATTATTATAACAGGAATGCTCATGCGGGTGTTCAAAGAAGTAAACTTCTTTTCAGATTTGGAATGGAGCCAGCTGAAGCAGAGGCAACGCTCTCCTTCATCTGAAATAACGCGTTCTAATTGTGAATTCCAACTTACTTGTCCTATTTCCTCCATTGCTTTAGTTGCCATTGATAATTATTAGAACGTTTCTTGGCTTATAATAACTTGGATGTCCGTGTGGATATTTGATGATGCTGGGGATTCTTACCAGAAGAAGCAGTATGGTAACTTTCTTAAGTTGACCAAAGACCCGAACCTTTCCGCGAAGGCTTCCAAGATGTTGGGGCTATTTAACTTTCTAAAAACTCACAAATTTAATAGTCCAGAGGAGCTCCGAAACGCAGTCTTTTTAGATAACGTGAAAAAGAAGCGGGTATTTTCCAAAATAGAATCCGAAAAAGTATTCATATTTTTTGCTCCAAAGGGAGGAGATGGAGCCTTAGATCATGCAATTAGACGTGTTGGAAACACTGCGCTAGAGTTCACACCCGACGTTCTCAAGGAGCCCCTAGAAATGGCAACTCCTTTCATATTCTTTTTGAAGACTGCAAAGGATAGCTTCCCACCACTTGATTTTGCGATTGATGTTGCTTCCACTGTAAACAAAAATATTGCGAAGACTCTTCAAACATCTATTCCATTCCTTGTCTCTCTAACTGGCCTTCCGTGGGGTGATTTAGTTGGCACTGTGATTGGTTATGTTCTTTCTTGCTTCTTCATATTTTTGAATGTAGCCATGTCGTTGAGTAGTGCCAACTTTGGCGAAGCTTGGATTGGATCTCTTGCTATGATTCCAATAGTTGGACTTACTCTGCAAAACTGGGCAGAATCCGGAGATAAATTAACTGAAAAATTTGCAGAGAAGCGTGAGAAGACAATTGATAAGTTAGAAGAAAGTTCAATGTTTCAATGGTTGGGGGAGTTAATTAGAAATTATACATTTGATCCGAATTCTGAAGGAGTGGCCGTTCCCCCAGAAGAATCCGAGGACCTAACGACCGCCGGTAAAAGGCTTTCAACTAAAAAACATAAGAATGGTAAATGGAGGACAAGACGCAGAAGATTCGTGAAACACTAAAGGAGTGGATTGGATATGACGATGAAGAGCGTAAGTTACGTAAGCAAATCAAGGTTCTTCGAGACAAAAAGATAGAAAACTCGGAAAAAATCCTCGTCTTCATGCGCGAGAACGAGGTTGACACCTTTGCACTAGAGGGCTCAGGTGTCGGCAACATCTCGAGAAGTATGCGAACTTCTCGTCCCGCGTTAAAGCGCACCGTTATCCGGACACAGCTTCTTCTTCAGTTTGCCGATCAGCCGCAGCGTATTGCCGAAGCTTTACGTGCTATTGAAGGCATCCCAGAAGGAGACGATATGTCTATTGGGGGAACTCAGCGCGAGTTACTCGTCCGTCGTATCCCACGCACAAAGAACACGGTACCACTCTGAACACGCAGGTGAATGTCTCGTGTGTGTTCCGTGCATATGAGAACCGGTTGGGCGGTAGAGTGACGAAATTGACGGTGTGTCCGACTGACTGGTAGCGGTCAGCCGCTCCAATACAGTCCTGTACGAAGTCAGCGTATGCCACCTTGCCGAGCGTTCCCTCCTCTCCGTAAATCATGATATTGATTGGATACGGGCTGAGGATCTTTGGAAGCACCAGCTTCTTTCCTGCCTTGAGCTCATCCGGCGTGAGCAGATTGACGCGCTGAACCACACCCGTCGGGTCGAGGTTGGCGGCGTTTGCAATTGTGAGGATGATTAGCAACTTGAACATCTTTTCAAAAGTCCGTCTGACTTGACACTAAGAAATCCGTTTTAAAGCAAGTTGTGCAGCCAACTGTTCTGCCTGTTTCTTTGTAGGAGCAGTTCCAATTCCAATATGATTACCCTTTTCATCTGTAGCTGCCATCGTATATGTGTTCATAGCCGATGATAGCATTACATACTTAGGTGTATGGTGAAACTTTGCCTGATAGAACTTTTGTAGCTGCTCTTTGTAATTTCTGTTATTCATAAGAAGCTTTGGGATGTTAATATGAGTCTCAACAATAGAGATGATGAATGAATAGATAACACGAAAGTCATTTCCACAATCAGTCCATAGCGCCCCAATAAAGGCTTCTAGAATATCGCCTAGCTTCTTATTATTAGTTCTTCCACCGCACACATCATCGTTGTGTCGTGAAATAACATAAAACTTATCAAGTCCAATCTTTTGGCTCAGGGAACCTAACATCTCATTACAGACAATATCCTTCTTTAAGTCAGTGAGGAATCCCTCATGCTCATCAGGATATCGCTTGAAAAGATAAGTAGAAACTGTAGCTCCTAAAATTGAATCCCCGAGATGCTCTAGCGTCTCATAAGAATTATCAAATAGCTCTAGACAACCATTCGGCTTCTCTGCTAATTGGGTTGTATCTCCTGCGGGAGACGTGTAGACATCGCGCTTTACATAAGAAGAATGAACCATAGCTCTCTGGTATAACTCTGGGTTCTTGATGCTGAAAGAGCAACCATTTGCGGAAAGAATCGCTTGAATATCTGTTCTGGTGAACAAGCGATTTCTTGGATTGTATGGATTATACATTTACTTCTTGTATGTTTTTCTCCGCATCTTCCGTTTTTGTTTACGACTTTTGGGACGTTTGCCACCCGCACTTAAACACATAGTCATTGTATCTTGTGCAATTTCTAATGGAACTATTTGCTGGTTTACCAGATCAGACAATATATCTTGTAGAAAAGAGTTTCCTGAACGCCGCGGGGAAGGTCTAGTATTGAGAGAACATATTGGATAAGGCGGTTGTTTAAAAATTAATTTCTTTTGAGCGGTAACGAGTTTTTCAAATTCAGGAAAATTTGGTAAACGACCCGCAGTTGTAACATATTTTTTAATGATTCCATAAATACATCTTTTAAATTGATTTAATGTAAAATTTATATGACTAAAAAATTGAGAATCATTTGCACGTTCTACTCGGATTGCTTCTAGTAATGGTGTAATTTTTTGTAATATAAATTGACCTCTACTCTGTATCCAAGCAGATCTTTCTGGCTTTGTAATTCCTGGTTTAAGTCCTCCGCATTCAAATATTTTTATATACAAATCTGTTAAATACATACCAATATTTTGTTGGTTTATCTCGGGAACGGTCTTAAGTCTTCCATCTGATTCAAAAATATTTACAAATAAGCATCTATCTTTTTTAGAATTACACAATGCATGTGCCCACCCATAATTGTGTTTATATCTCTCAATATCTTTTGCTTCGTCAATTATAGTTGGTACTCCATAAAATAATAACCCTGCTGAAAGAGGCAATACATGTTCACATTGCGGTGCATTACTTCCCTGTGCTTTAGTAGTGTGGTCCCATTCAATATTTTTTGAATTAATAAATGGATAATCTGTCATTGCATAACCGCAAAGCCAACATATCGTATCATTTTTTGGTTCACCAATTATTTCTAGGCATTGTTTGCTAGCAGATAGTTGTTCAAATAGTTGTCTTTCACCAGTCGCCGATTCGTTTAGAGCATTCCATGTTAAAGAAAATAATTGAATAATCAGCGCAGTTACATATAGCGTTTGTATTTCTAAGCTTTCAGAATTAGAGGGATCTTTTGCTAAATTGAAATAAAAATTAGATACATGACTTAACCAAGCTGTCAAATCGCGTGGTCCAAAACCTCTCTCAGGGTTGTTATTTAAATCTAATAAAAATTTTTCAGGGCATACTTGTGTTCCTTCCTTTTGAATTTCCGTTCCAAGTGTCGATTCCCAATCGGGATCAGCTGTATATCCATATGGAACAGTAGTTCTTCGCTGCAAAACACCTTGCATCCCTTACTCTTTTACTACGCGATTAAAACTGAATGAGGTAGAAACTAGCTTCTTAGTTTGCTCATTAACAATGTTGTCATAAACTTCACTTGAAACGCCGTTCTTCTCAAGAAGGTCTTTCAGGTCACGCTTAGACATACCCCATGGCTTATTAAAAGTTAGCGGGTGCTTCACGAGAATATACGAATTATCGTCAAGCTTAATCTTATCAACTTCTGGGAATACAGCAAGTGCCTTTCCCATCTTATCCTCTAGCTCCTTCAACTCAATCCGCTTCTCGTAAATACCCCGATTTAGGGCATTGAGCTGATTATCGACATCGCGAAATTGCTGCACGTAATTCTTGAGTTCCTCCATGAATATACTTATTATGTCAATAACATTATCCGTTTTGAAAGATAATGGATGCGGATGAGATAGAAAATCTGAGAAAAGTTTATAATAAGGAACATCCTGGAGAACCAGAAATTCCTGCTGGCCCTATAAAGAATGTATGGGGGCAAATTAGAAATAGATTACATGAAAAGTGTAAGGCTGGAACTACTGAATGTATACTGAAAAGTATGATGAAAAAACCCAAAGCTCCATCAACATGGGAATCCAAACCAGATGAATGGCTTTCTTCAATTGATATTGATAATGTTGAAAAGGAGTTCACTAAAATATTCAAAAACTATCATTATGTTGGGGCTATTCCTATAGATTTTGATAAGAAGAGTAAAACTGGTTCGTGTATCGTCAGCTCCCTGTGCTCCCTAAACATCAAAGATATATACGACAAGGGAAAGAGACAGATAGGAATTGTTTTTAATACTGATGTGAGCACTGGTCCAGGGCAACACTGGATTGCATTGTTTGCAGATATTGACCCAGGATATGAATACGCGCGTATAACATATTTTGACTCGTATTCTAAACAACCTGAAGCAGAAATTCAGCGATTAATGAAACGTTGGGCCGAGCAATGGGACGCTACTGGTATTCATTCTAAGCCAACAGAACTAACATATAATAAAGTTCATCACCAGTATAAAGATTCAGAATGTGGAATGTATTGTTTATATTTTCACTATTGCTGCCTTTTTGATATACCGATGAAAGAGAGAGTCCCTGATGATGTTGTTGGTGCCTTTAGAGCAATGTTATTTAGTATTGGCAAGAAGTAATGGAATACGTAACAGGAAATACTCTGGGCTGGGTTGCTGGAATAGTAATTCTGATAGCTGCATATTACATATGGCAAGCATTAACACCATCCGAATCGAAGGCTCTTTCGAAAGCTAAGCCAACTTTTGATACATATTCAAAAGTAACTTCTCTAGCACCACTGGGTTGTCCCCAACCAGCAGAATACAGATTGTGCGACTACTATTTAGCGTCATCATCTTACTCTGTATTCCCTGGAACACAAGTGTATGATTATATCAGCGATACGATACTTCCTCTTGCTATTAAGGCCGGTGTAAGACTAGTAGAGTTAGATATCTATTCAGATGAAAATAATAAGCCAGTTGTAGGTCTCAAAAATCAAAAGTTAGGAGTTGATTATGCTTACAATACTGTTCCATTTGAAGAGTGTTGTAAATCTATTGGTAATAATGCATTCAATAGTGTTAATTCTCCAGTATCTTCTGACCCATTTGTTCTGAGCTTAGTTTTCCACACCGAAAAGACAATTACGATTAATGCGGCTTCTGAAATACTGAAAACATCAGCATGTAGAGGATATTTACTTGACACAACCTACAGCTATCAGCGTAAGAACTTAGCCGTAGAGCCAGTATGTAATCTACAAAACAAGCTAATTATAGTATCGGGTGGAGCTATCAAGGGAACTCTCATGGAAGAGCTAACCAACATGTCTTGGTCTACATCTCATCTTCGCAGAATGACATACACCCAAGCGTCTCAACCACACGATCAAGATGAACTGATTAACTTTAACCGTAACAATATTACGATGGTTGTTCCAGATATTGGCGACGATTTGGTAAATACAAACCCTCAAATATTATTTACATATGGTTGCCAGTGGATTATGATGAACTATGGTTCGATTGATAACATGATGGAGCTATACATTAGCGAGTTCCAGCAAAATAGTGTCGTCATCAAACCCGCCGCCCTCAGAGCTCTTAAACCTAAGAAATATAAGAAGCCAGCCCAAGCCGACCCCGCGGTATCATTCCAACCCATGCAACACAAGTCTCCAATCTACAATATTACAGTGTGAGTGGATTTTCTCGCGTTAAAACAAAATGTCAAAGTGGCTCTCTCACGTTAAGAAGACGATGAAGGATCTTAAGGGCGAGAAGAAGACTCTTGGAAAGAAGTGGTTTAGCCACGTCCTCAAAGCTGCCAAGAAGACGTACAAGAAGAAGGGTGGTGATGGTGAGATGGAAGAGGAGAAGATGGGTGGTCGCCGTCGTCGCAAGACAGTTCGCAAGTAGAGTTTAAACTGAAAAAAATTGATTAGAACATATAAAGAATGGGTGGTGGATTACTACAGCTCGTCGCCTATGGTGCCCAAGATGCATACCTTTCGGGAAATCCTCAGATTACGTTCTGGAGAGGTCTGTTTAAGCGCCATACAAACTTTGCGATGGAGCCCTTCCGTGTCAACCTTACCGGTCAGGCCAACTGGGGAACGAAGCACTCCGCCATCCTCGGCCGCCATGCTGACCTTGTAGGGCCAGCCTACATCGAGGTTGAGATGCCAGGCGATTCTAATGATCCATGCTATAGTAATACCTTCCTTGCAGGATTCAATCTTATTGAGTATGTTGAACTAGATATTGGAGGACAGGTAATTGATCGTCAGTATGGGGAGTTTCTTGCTATTTGGTCGAAGCTATCACTTTCAGCCACACAACTTGCTAATTTAACTACTATAAATTCAGTTATTGATACAGCTAACGATCCATGCAGTTCAACGGGTCGCCCAAGGCGCAATAATGTAACATATATCCCTCTATCTTTCTGGTTCTGTCGTAATCCAGGTGCTGCACTCCCTCTCATCGCTCTCCAATATCACGAAGTTAAGATCAACATTCTTTGGAATAAGCCTTCCCTTATTTTCAAGCCATTCGTTAACGGCACTGCTATCTCAGCGGGACCAGCCCAAGCGAATCTTCTTGTAGATTACATTTATCTAGATGTTGAAGAGCGTCGCCGTATGGCCCAGGAGTCTCACGAGTACCTCATCGAACAGACACAGTTTAACGAAGATAAGGGGCTGACATCGGCCCAGAACCGTGTTGATTTAACGTTCAACCACCCGGTTAAAGAACTTATCTGGGTTACTCAGAGGGCTGATAGAAAGGATTGCCGCATTAACGGTGGCGCTAATATGTCTCCTCTAGATTATGACAGTATAATCTACGACTGCGCATTACAACTCAATGGGCAGGATCGCATGCAATCACTACCAGGGAAATACTTTAATGCTGTTCAGCCATTCCAGCACCATACTGGTGAGAATCGGGCTGGCGTCTACATGTATTCATTTGCCATCAAACCCGAAGAGCACCAGCCTTCCGGCACGTGCAACTTTTCACGTATTGATACAGCGACTCTTGTATTTAGTGTAGATGGTCTATATACAATTAACAATCTCGAGACCAACAACTATGACATCCGCGTCTACGCGATCAACTACAACATCCTTCGTGTCATGTCTGGCATGGGTGGTCTTGCGTACTCCAACTAAACTTCCCCATATAAATAATGGAAGTGAATAAGCTTCTAGTGGTGGCTCACCCGGACGATGAAGTCCTCTGGGGTGGCTTAAATCTAATATCGCAACCGGGATGGTTTGTCGTTTGCTCTACGCATCTGAACGATCCTGTAAGATCTGCTGAATTCTTTAAGACGATGTCATACTGTAACGTGAATCGTTACGTGATGTTTGATGTTAAAGATGAATATACCGAGAGTGACGAAACGGCGGACGGTCTCTATGACGGAACGCTATTCGATGGAGCGTTAAAGAAGCTATCTAAGCATCCCTGGAAGTTAGTATTAACTCATAATGATGTAGGTGAATACGGGCACGCACATCACAGAAAAGTTCATCGTATGGTGAAACAGTATTTTACTTCTCCAAAGTTTTTCAAGGTAGGTCCGAGACTTTCAGATCGTGAAATTGAAAATAAACGCGATACCTTGCTTTACTACAGAAAAACTCAGGCAGTTTGTAAGGCATTATTTGAAAGAAAAGGACAAACGCTGAGAGCATTAGAAAGAGAACACTTTTTCTCGGAAACATTATTTGTCACATCAAAACGTGAGATTCCAAAAGTAATTCATCAAATATGGTTCGGAAAGCCACTTGAGAAAACGACAGTCCGATACCATTTGATGCATAATTTAGCTACAACCGCGTTGAATCATGGCTGGGATTACAAGTGTTGGACAAATGATGACTTAACACCAGAAGGATTCCCACTAACTTGGGAATTCATGCAACTAGCTATCAAAAAAGGAGAGGAATTTGAACAATCTAGATTCGCTCAAGTAGCTGACTTGGCAAGATTAGAATTATTACATCGGTTCGGAGGAGTATATATGGATTCTTTATTTGAAATTGGTAAGCCATTTTTAGATTATATACATTCCAAGCGTAATCATGAGCTGATTGTATCAAATGAAGACCCATGTAAGTTAAATTGTGTTGGAACAGATGACATGAAATATATGTCTAATGGTTTCTTTGCCTGTGTTCCAGGATGTGTTAACATAAAACGTTTGCTAAATTACGATGTTCTCGACGCGATAGATTTTGATAGCGTTTATATTAATCGCACAACAGGCCCATACTTTTTCAGGACTGGTATGAAAGCAAGGGATGATGTCCATGTAATTCCCACTACAAAGATATATCCATTTATGGTGAATGATTCTGCTTACAGAAAGGGACAGCCCAATCAATGTATCGCAGATGATAAGGTTTTACACAACTGTCTCACTAAGAAATACCCTCGTGCGTTAGCTGTTTATCAATCTGGATTTGGCGGATCGTGGAGCTGGTAAAATGTTGTAATATTATAATGGATATTACCGAACTCGAAATAGGGAAATTTTATAAGTATAGCCAAAGCGATCTAGATGAAACGAAGCGTGGCAATTGCGACTTATTTAATCAAGTCAAGTTGAATCCTATTGAGTATTTTAAAGTTGTAGGTCGGGATCACAATGGGTATCTAAATATAGTTTTATATCATAAAGACGGAACAACAAGGTCCAAAACAACAACTTTATCCCACGCTACGACCATAAGAGACGAGATCCCTATAATAATCCCACCTTCATGCTTGAAGCGTGGAGCAGACCTAGCAGATGATGAAGAGCCAAAAGTGTTTACAGAAGTTCCCCGCGGAAGAACATCCGCTCAGGCTGCAGGTCGACGGAGAACTAAGAAGAAGGCGAAGAAGCGGAAGTCTTTAGCTTCTCGAGGTACAAAATCGCGTCCATGAGTTCTTCCTGCATATGCTGAACCCAAGCCAAAAATGGTAGCTTATTTCCTTCTAGAGTTGTTCCATACTTTTGAATCCCGAACGCAGACCTCTGTTGGAATCTTTCAACAACGGTTTGAACAATTGGATCCATTAATTGTAAGTAATGAAAACACCATTTAAATAATACATATACGTGGGACGATAACCCCCATCTGCTGATTTTGAGAATACTTCTAATCTAACGTTTGGACGCTGTTTTGACTTTTCAATGGCTTCTTCTTTTGATAAAAATACAACTACATCCTCCCATTCTGCTCCATCAGGTACAAATACGTATATCTCCATTACTATTATCACGCTGATCCATTAAAACCCGTCCATCTTGATTTCGGCCTCTAGGTCGCCAACACCCTCATCCGCGTCAATTAGGGCATTCGCTCCTGCTAAGTCAGCCTCAAAGAGTGACATATCATCTTCTGCTCCCTCTGGTAGCTTCGTCTCGTCAATTAGAATATCTACAAAGCCAGTTCCACATGGAGGCTTCTGTCCGAACATAATATTTGCAGACACACCCTTCATGTTATCAAAGTCGGCTGATAGAGCGGCATTAAACAGAATCTTGGAAGTCTCCTCAAAGCTTGACTTAGCAAGAACGCCGTTCTCACCCTTATTCATGCCAAATCGGTTAATCTCCATAATCCGTCCTAGATGAGTCATCGTATCTACTAGTGTAATCATGTGGTGATAATTGACACGCTCCGTCTCGAATACCTCGCTGAACTCCTCGAAGAGTGACACGCGGACCGTTTCAATTCCAAATACTTCCATAACCTCGTGGATGTCATTTGAGAATGACCGGAATGGGTCAACCCCCTCAATTCGTGCCAGATCTAGCAGGTTAGTGCCCTCCGCGTCAAGAACATACTGCTTACGTGGCGCCCAACCACCAATCGCCTCGTCGTAGATGAGCTCGTCATTCACCTCACGGAGATACACGCGTCCGATACCATCGACGCCAGTAAGGACAGTGTCAAGCAGCTTATCCTCGATGAAACGCAGAGACAGAGCATTCTTCACCATATCGCTTCCGAAAGTGATTCGTAGAACAATCTTGTCAGGAGAGTTGGTATCTGAATGAACACAGCCAAAGATACGAAGGACCTTGTTATTCTCAATCTTGGTCTGAATGAGCGTCATATCAATAACCTGTCGAGCAGCGATTTCTAGCGGGTCTAGCTCTAGACGCATGATCCATGGAGAGGCACAGCCAGCACCCTGCGTAATCGAGAACTTAGCATAAGACGCTAGGATATCGCGGTCTTCCTGGACGACCGAATCAGCAGACAGAGGGTTGGGGTCATAATAGATGCGAACTGACTTCGTAATATCACGTAGAGTGGTCTTCTGAACGTCGCGCATCTTTGACAATGCCGAATCCTGCGAACTGGCGATAGATAGATCAAGGTAGATTGTATTTGAAGGATTCTTAGGATTATGCGAAGCACCCAGTAGCTCTACAATGCGAGGAACTCCCGCAGTAGCATTCGCCTTAGCCGTACCAGCTGAGTGGAAGGTATTAAGAGTAAGCTGAGTTGTCGGCTCTCCGATCGATTGAGCGGCTAGGGTGCCAACCATCTCGCCAGGATGAACACGAGCCTTGATATACTTGTGTGTAATCTCGCGGAGTAGCTCATCAAACACCTCAACGCTGAAACGGTGAACGATAATCGACTTCTTTGGAGCCAGATAGTATCTTAGCAGGATGTGAAACAGCTTATTGTGAGATAAGAGCGGTGAGTCACATAGCTTGTTAAGCTCTTGAACCACATATATAGGCGTCAAAGCTGTCTTAGTCGCATATGGATTATTATACTTTTCAACAAGACGCTTTAGATTTACTGGAGAAGCTACGTTAGAGCGCTTCTTGTAACGCAGAACATTCTTGATGAATACTTCGCGATCTAGGAGGATCTGCTCAACAAGATCAGAAGCCTCACCAACTTCCCCATTAACCACTCCGCTGAAATCCTCAGCAGAAGCACCAAATTCACGATATAGCTGCTCCATAGACATTACACCAAGCTCGATAGGTATAATCTCAGTCGCAATGCTATCAATGCCATCTCCGCCATAGTGGTGCTGAAAGATAGTACCATTTACGTTACGAATCGTACCGTCATACTCTACGTGGAGGTCCTCCATCGCCTTCACGAGACGACGCTGGATATAACCTGAGTCTGATGTCTTTACAGCCGTATCAATAAGACCCTCACGACCGCCCATAGCGTGGAAGAAGAACTCGGCTGGACGGATACCAGTGATAAACGAGTTCTCTACGAAACCACGCGACTCGATACCGTCATCGAACTTAGGAAAGTGAGGAAGGGTGCGGTCCTGTAGCGTGTACTGGATACGGCGACCCGCGACCTGCTGCTGACCCAGAAGACCCAACATCTGAGTGATGTTTAGGTTAGACCCCTTGGCACCGGAATCTACCATCTGAACCATGCGATTATTCTTTGGAAGACTCTTCATAGACTCATCACCGATAGTTGCTGTAACAGACTTGAGAGCATTGAAAATCTGATTCTCAAGCTCCTCACCATCTGTGCGACCAGTGCTATTCAGAAATGTTCCAGAATGAACCGCTGATAAGATCTCTGTAACTGTCTTACGTCCGACAGCAAGAGCTTCCTTAATCTTCTCCTCAGTCTCCGTATTAGTAGCAAGATCAGATGGTCCTACCGAGAATCCAGTGAACAAATTGAACTTAGTTACAATATTCTGGACGTCATTGATGAACTGACCAGCACGGTCTGGTCCGAAGTCCGAGTAAAGCATGTGAACTAAACCGTCAGACGTGGTAGCAAACGCACCCTTGTTAAGGATACCATCAACTAGCTGACCGTTCTTAATCTTCACCTTGCCGTTGAAATCAATAGCAGGAAGAGTGCTGGAGAATACCTCGCGTCCCGTAAGGTCAGCATTGCGGCGATTATAGGTTGATAGAGGTTGCTTCATGCGAGAAAGGATATTCATTGCGATATGCTCCGGGATACGAACCTCTGGTTGCGAGAGGCGGTATACTCCGGTCTGAGTATCCTGAAACACAGAGATGATAGCCGCATTTGTACGGGGTGATACAATCTGACGAAGAACACTCGCAAGATACTTAATCTCTGACGCAGATGTGATACTCTGTGGAACGTGCATATTCATCTCATCGCCGTCAAAATCAGCATTATATGGCTTGGTAGCTGAAACGTTGAGTCGGAAAGTTGAGTATGGAAGAACACGAACTCGGTGGCACTCCATGGAACCCTTGTGAAGAGATGGCTGACGGTTAAAGAGAACAACATCTCCATCAATCAGATGACGATGTACGATATCGCCCTCCTTTAGATCTACCATCTCTGGGTTAACAAACTTCAGAGAGATAGGGCGCTGGTCCTCCTTAAGAAAGACTGACTTAGCACCAGGATACTTCGATGGTCCATTGCGAATGTATGACATCAGACGGTCACGATTGTAAATTGTGACTCCTTCCGGGAAGGTTAGATTCATCGCGATTTCCTCTGGAACACCTAGCTCATCAACGTCAATGTTAGCATCTGGTGTGATAACTGAACGAGCAGAGAAATCAACACGCTTACCCATGAGATTACCGCGAACACGGCCGGTCTTGGCTCCAAGGCGGGACTTTAGTGTCTTCAGGGGACGACCAGACCGCTGTGCTGCCGGAGGAAGACCCTTGATCTCATTGTCAACGTATGTCGCAACATCAAACTGGAGAATGTCAGTGTATTTGTCGATGATATCTGCTGAATCGCCCTTATCAATCTTGTCGCGAAGACGCTGATTGTTCCGGACAATATCGATTAGCTTGTGCGTCAGGTCATCCTCCATACGCTGGTTGTCATCCATAACAACCGAAGGACGAACTGTTAGTGGAGGAACCGCCAATACCGTGCAGATAAGCCAGTTGGGGCGGCTAAACTTAGGGTTAAATCCAAGTAGAGTTACGTGCCGATCCGACATTCGCTGGAAGCACCGTAAAACTAGCTCTGGCTGAATTGGGATGCGGTCAGCCTCGGGATCATACGTGACACCCTCGAGTGTAGCTACAGTTCCCTCAACCTTCTCTGCCTTCTTTAGGATTGGCGACGAACAATGAGGACATGCTGCACCCTTAAGTTGCTTTGTCTTATAATCAGCCGTTCGCTCACGGACTGCATTGAAGCGTTCCATACCCGTGTGTAGCAGCTCGATCTTCTCAAGCTCCTCGTCAGTGAGATACGGGTTGCTACATACGAGACAGACGTTCTGAAGAATCTTTTGGACTGTCTCTAGAAACTGATATAAATATACGGGTCTTGCGAGACTGATGTGACCGAAATGACCAGGACACAGCAGGTTAGTTTGCTTACACGTGGGACACACCTTCCCGTTCTCAATGACTCCAAATCGCGAGTCAAAGACACCTCCGGGGACGGGGAGTAAAGCCTGGTAAGTCTTGTCAGTGATTACATCCACAACACTGCGGGACAGGATGTCCTCAGGGTTGGCGATTCCAAATTGAACTCCAATAATTGTGTCACCCATTCTTGTATTAATAGATGGTGTCT